GCTGCGATCAAGCCACCGTCTCTCGCTGGCTCTCCCAATGCCAAGACACCACCCTCCCGGCCACCGCATTTCTTCGCGGCAGTGCCCTCCGGATGGCGAGAAACATCGTGCAGCGGGGCCGAGCGGCTGACCACATCAAGGCCCTGGAAGGCATTAACGTGCTCGCCACCGAGCAGAATCAAGGGATTACGGTGCATGTCGGGCGGGGTGGGCTGGTAAACCTCGGAACGCTCTCTGGGGGACTTTCGCCCCTCCCAATCGGGGTCGGAGGCGAAGGTCTCGAGAATCCCTAAGGATTACACGTGGTTCTGATAAGCCATCTTATGTAACCACGTAAGTGCTTGATTATAGTGGCTTTAGTCTACACCGTTTACGCACAGGCGGCGACCAGCCGGGCGAGACCCACCCCCGGCTTTCCGGCGCGCGATCCCGAGGGGGACCCAACCACCGGGGTGGTGGCGGTCATGGGACCGTGCGGAAAAGCTGTCCTGCGTGGGTGAGTGGCCGAGTCTTGGGGACGATGCGTTAGGGACGCGGCATCCGGTCGCCCGGTGTTGTTGGTGTGGAGAGTGGCTGGCGATCGGGGAGTACGAGCGGCTGCGGTGTTGGGTGTGTCCGACGACGGCGTGTTGGTTGCGGCAGGAAGCGCACGCGTTGTTGTTGACGGCGGCGAACGCGGAGCATGCGGGGTTGCTGCGGGCGTACTTGAAGTTGGACGCGGCGGTGCGGCCTGGCGAGTTGGTGTGTTTGAACGTGCCGTTGCCGTCGCAGGTGCTCTTTGAAGAGAACCCGGCGAAGAACGTGTTGTGGGGCGGGCAGGCGGGGCCGGGGAAGTCGCACGGGGTGCGGCAGTGGCTCTATAAGCGGTCGTTGATGGTGCCGGGGCATGAGGCGCTGTTGACCCGTGAGAATTGGGAACAGCTCGAGAAGACGCACTTACGGCGGATGGCGATGGAGTTGCCGTTGTTTGGGGCGCGGCTGGTGGATAAGACGGCGCGGTTCCCGAACGGGTCGTTCATCGACTGCGGGCACATGGCGGACGCGGAGGCGGTGAGTCGGTATCTCTCGACGGAGTACGGGGCGATTGTCCCGGAAGAGGCGACCCAGACGCCGGTCGGGGCGGACGGGGTGACACCGCTGGCGGAGCTGAGTACGCGGGCGCGCAAGGTATATCGGGACGTGAAGGGGCAGACGGTGCGGCCCCGGTTTATGCCGGTGAGTAATCCTGGTGGGCCGTCGGCGGCGTGGTTGTGCGACATGTTCGTGGACCATGCGCCGGACTTCGAGAAGTTTCCGAAGTTGCGGCCGGTGTTCAACGAGGCGGGCGTGCAGGAGAAGGGGTATCGGGCGGAACAGTGGGCGTACATCCCGGCGAAGTTGGACGACAACCCGTATCAGGATCCGGACTACGAAGACACGCTCTCGAATCTGACGTCGTGGCGGTACGAGCAGTTGCGGAACGGGGATTGGCACGTCGCCAGCGGGCAGTTTTTTAGCGAATGGGTACCGAGTCTTCACGTCATGACGGCGCAGATGTCAGCCTGACCATTCCTCGGAGCACGAGTTGGTTTTGCTCGATGGATTGGGGGTTCAACGCACCGGGGGTCGTGCTCTGGTGGGCGCATGTCGGGGATGGGCACTGGCACATCGTGCGGGAGTTGAAGTTTCAGCACGAGACGGCGGATACCGTGGCGCAGCGGTGGAAAGGCGTGATGCAGGAGCTCGGGATCAAGAAGGTTTCCTACGTCGCGGCCGATCCGTCCATGTGGGCGAAGACGGGGCACGGGCGCGGCGAGTCGATCGCGGAGACGTTGATCCGGCAGGGGTTGCCGATGCTGCGCGGGGATAACGACCGGAAGAACGGGTGGCAGCGGTGCCACGAGCTGTTGCGGCTGGCTCCGGATGGGCGGCCGTGGGTGACGGTGGATCGGACCTGTGTCTATGGGCTGCGGAGCCTGCCGGCGCAGGTGAGCGATAAGAAGGATCCCGACGACGTGAACACGAGCGGGGATGACCATTGGGTGGATGCGTGGCGCTACGGGGCGATGAGTCGCTTTGTCGCGGGGACGCGTCGGGCTCAGGCGGCACCCGCGCAGCCGTGGTCGTTGAAGTGGCTCAGCCAGCAACACCAGAAGCCGACGGGGATTCTCGGACGAAGGAGCGCGTAATGGGCAAGATCCAGGATCGGGCCAATGCGATGTCTACGCTCGTGGCGGCGCAGCGGGCGCAGTCGGCGGCGTTGGCGGCGGTGATGGCGGCGGTGAGCGTAAATACGATTTCTGCACCCAACATCGCGGCGATTAACGCGGCGGGGGCGGCGTACGACGCGGCCATCATTGCGGCCAATTCCGCGATGCAGTTGGCGAGCGAGTAATGGCGGATCGCCCCACGCCACTCCGCGGATCCGATGACTGGCATCGCCAGCAGCAGGCGCAGTGTCGGCGTGAGTTTGCGGCGTGGTGCCGGGCGTTCGATCGGGCGCGTGCGGAGCAGCAACCGGACTGGCGCTGGCGGCAGGCGTTGCAGGGGTGCGAGTAGATGTTTCCTCCGTCTCAGCCCCCACCGATGACGACCACCGCCCCGGCCATGGCGGCGCCCGATCCGACGAAGGGTCCAGCCGCGCCGGGTATCCGTACGCTCAAGGACGCCGCCTTCTGGCGCGGGCAGATCGACAAGGCGGTGCGGAAGCGACAGCGGTACGAGCCGTGGTGGGAAGCGTGCATGAAGGCGTACGCCCCCTTCACGGCGTCGGATGCCAAGGCGGAGGACTACGGGACCGACGTCCGCACCAATCGCACCTTTACGCTCGTGGAGCGGAAGAAAGCGGATCTCTTCTACCAGCGGCCGGATGTCACGTTGCAGCCGTCGCCGTGGATGGACAGTCCGATTCCCGGCGTCAATGCGCCCGCGCCGCCGGTGCAGCCGGGACAGCCCGCGCCACCGCCCCAGCCTATTCCGCAGACGGTCGCGTTACAGGCCCATCAGGAGATCGTCAACGAGAAGTTGGGGGAGAACGGCATCGACGCGGCCGAGATGATGGACGCGGTGACGTTCGACATCATCTGCACGCAGGCCGTCGGCTTTACCAAGATGGGGTACGAGTCCTACACGCGGGACGTGCCCGATCCCCGCGATCCGACGGAACAGACGACCGTCCCGGTGCCCGTCGTGGAACGCTGCTACTGGGATCACTTTAGCGGCAAGCAAGCCATCATCCCGGCCGAGTTCCGGTCAACCGAATGGGATAAGGCCCCGTTTCTCGGCATGGCATTTACCCTGCCCTTGACCCCTGCGAACCGCGAAAAATACAAGCTCCCGCCCAACTTTACCGGAGGCAAGGCCAAGGGCCAGCCGCAGTACTACGACCACGGCGAGGGGAACGCGGACCAGGGCGATCAGGTGTTTACCGGCGTGGAGCTCGAATACCGCTCGATCCTCTTCCGCGAAGACATCATCCACCCGGACCACCTCACGCAGTTGGTGCTGGTGGATGGGATTGACGAGCCGGTCATCGAACGGGACAGCCCGTTGCAGACCTTACTCCCGGATGGCACCTTGTCCCCGGATAGCGTGATCGGGTTCACCATTCATCCGTTCTCGATTCGCAAGCTGACCGACTCGGCGTACGTCGCCTCGGACGGGACGATGATTCGCCCGCTCGAGAACGAGTTGGACGTGTTCCGCATGCAGATGGTGCAGTTCCGGGACGCCCAGGTGCTGCGCTACATCACCAACCTGCCGGCGGAGGTGATTGCCAAGATTACGCGGTCGCCCATCGGCGGGATTATCACTGTGCCCGATGAAGCCTTCCACGGCGATGGGGCGATCAAGGCGCTCGAAGGCGGATCGATGCCGCGGGAGTCGTTCCAGAGCAACGACTACATCGATAACGATCTGGCGCGGACGACGGGGGTGGATGCGTCGGGGGCGGGGGTGCAGTCGGATCGGAGTTCGACGGCGACGGAACAGCAGATCGTGGCGTCGAATGCCAACGCCCGGATGGATAAAGAGCGCGGGACGATCCTGAAGCATTACATCAAGGGCGTCACGAAGTTTTCGACGCTCTTGCAGCGGTATCTCCCGGTGGCCGATGCGGTGGCGATTCTCGGCCCCCAGCGGGCGCAGTACTGGGACGCCTGGCGGAAGACGGCGAACAGTGCGTTGGCGTTCACGGCGATGCCGGACTCGGCGTTGCGGGTCGATCAGGCGGTCGATCGTGCGGATGCCCTCAAGTTTTACTCGTTTGCCGCGAACGATCCGTGGTTTGCGAAGGGCCGCGGAAAACTCGCGGAGAAACTGTGTCGGAAGCATCACATCGATCCGGCCGGGATCGTGATGCCGCCCGATCCGCCGGAGCCAGAGAAACCGACGGTCTCGCTCTCGATTGCGAGTGCAAGCCTGAACCCGCTGATGCCGGAATACGCGAACGTGTATCAGGTGCTCACGCAATCCGGCTACAAGAATCTCGCGCAGCCGAGCGTGGATCCGCAGACGGCCATGCAGATTCAAGCCGCGACGAAGGTCGCGGCGCATAGCGATCTCAAGCACGGCGGCATGCTCGCACCCCAAGAAAGTTTGTCGAAGCATCAGGCGGATCAGACCGGCGGCATGCAAGGTATCGGCGGCAATCCGGCGGCGATGGGCGCGCCAGGGGGGCACCTCCAGTGAAGACAGGCAAGGGTTGGTACCGCTCACTCACTGAAGAACAGCGAGAGCGTATCCGTGCCAGAGCCCGCAAATCATATCGGGCGAATCACGAGGCGCGTCTCGCCAAGCAGCGGAAGAACCGTACCACGAACCGCGAAGAGTGGAACGCGAAGATGCGCGCCTATCAGCGCAAGAACCGAGACAAGTACTACGAGTACAACGCGGCGAATCGCTTTGGGGTCACGCGGTCGGAGATTCAGGCCATCAATGCGACGGCCTCGGTCTGCGAAATTTGCGGCAATCCGCCGAACGGTAAGAAGCGCTTGGCGATTGACCATGACCACGATACCGGCAAGCTGCGCGGAATGCTCTGCCATACGTGCAATCTTGGACTCGGCGCGTTCAAGGACAACGAGGTTCTGCTTCACAAGGCGTTCTTCTACCTGATGAAGCACAAGCCTGTGGCGGATGTCGGCTGATGACGTTCAAGGAACGGCGCTTTGAGTGCGACGGATGCGGACGCGCCCTCACCGAGTTGCGGTGGGATGGCTCTCTGCCCGATCCATGCGTGTGCAACGGTGGCTGGCACGAGACACCGCTCACGCTCTCGCTGGCGCGGCATACCGGCGTGATTGATGACCAACTGGAAGGCGGAGCGCGCTGGTGCGAAACGCTGGGCCATCAGCCGGTTTGGTTGGACGGCACGAAAAGTCAGTGGCGGCGAGTCACCGAGGAACACAAGAAGGTCAACATTGTGCGCCACGACAGCCAGTACTACGCAAAGCAGCGCAAGATGCACGACGAGAAGTTGCGCGATACCGGGAGTGCCTACTAATGCCCTGTCAGTGTCAGACGCCTCACGTGTTCGTCCGTCCGAGCGGGACCAAGGTGTGCCTGAACGACAGTTGCGGGCTCCGCATCGACGCGGCCCCGCCGAAGAAAGAGCGGCCCTAAATGACCGACTTACGACGACAGTTTCAGGACGCGTTTGCGGCGCAGCAACAGCCGGACAGCGAAGGTCCGAGTGATGTGCAGGGTCAGGGCGATGAAGCGGAGGGCGGGGACATGACCTGTCCGACCTGTGGTGCGTCGGCGCTCAAGATCGCCAAAGCCTCCCAGCAGGGCGGCGGCGGTGCGATGGGCGGAGGCATGGGTGGAATGAAATAGCACGAGCGATTCGACCTCTGATCTAGGCCGGCCAGCCGAACACCGTTAGCTCTAACGGCGATCAGGGACAAAGAGCACGAAGACATGAGCGCTTCGTTGTCTGCGGCATCCGCAGGTGACGAGGCGCTTTTTCTTTTGTGCTCCACGTTTTCGCGGTCACGCCAGCGATAGCGCGTGAGAAGGACACATGGAAGGTACCAGCGAATCGACAGGTAACGGGTCCACGACGACAGGACCGACGTCGTTCTCGGAGATGCCGAGTTCTGCGTGGAGTGATGCCCCGTCAGCATCCGCCCCCTCATCGGAGAACACCCCAGCAGCCCAGTCCGCGGCTACGACAACGCCGCCTGCCGAGACCGTTCCCGTCGAGGGTCAGCCCCAGCAGGGCGAACCGCCGAAGGAGCGATGGAACGACATTCTTGCGAACGCCCGCACGAAAGCGGCGCAGGAAGCGGACGCCAAGTGGCAGCAGTACGAGTGGGCCAAGCAGGTCAACCCACAGGACTTCCAGCAAGTGCAGTCGATCGCCCGCCACTTCAAACCGGGTGGCGATCCGATTGAGGGCTTGCAGAGTCTCATGGCCGAGATCCGCAAGGACCCCGCGAACGACGCCCGTCTCCGCTCGTTAGCGGCACGGGCACTGTCACAGCGGTCGCAGCCGCAGGCCACTGAGCCGCAGATGGTGCAAGTCCAATTGGAAGACGGGTCCGTGGTGCCGATGCCCCGCGATCCCGCCGCCTGGTTGGAACACCAGAAGCAGCAGTGGCTGTCGCAGGTGAAACAGGAACTTCAGCCCGTCATCAAGACGCACGAAGACCTGCAAGCCGAGCGACGGGTCGAAGCGCAGAACCAGCACGTGAAGCAGGTCACCGACGAGACGTTTAACGACGCCTCGACGTGGGCTGGGATGGATTCGTCTGAGAACCGGATCGCAGTCGCGCAGCGGCTGCAAACCCTGGTACCCGAAGACGCCTCCATCGAGCAAGTGCAACTCGCGCTGAACAAAGCGTATCGGCAAGTCGTGCTCCCAAAGCTCTCGCAATCGACGGAAGCCAGACTGCTGGACTCCCTCAAAACCCGTGCAGCGGCCTCGACCTCGGTGAATCCGGGGTCTGCCGCGCCGTCGGCGTCACGTCAGGTCACGAGGTTCCAGGACCTCGGGCCGGACTCATGGCGCTAGACGGGAAGGACCGATAAATGCCGAATCCGAACGTCGGCCAGCGTGTTGCCTCCAATTGGGAAGTCGTCGTCAAGACGAAGCCCGAGGACCAGATCAACAACGACTACTGGCTTTTCAATCAGCTCTCCACCGGCGAGGGCTTCGTGGGCAAGAGCGGCGGGGACTTCATCGTCCAGCCGATCGAATACGCGCTCAACGGCTCCGTGAGCTCGTACAGCGACCTCGACACGATCTCGACCACGCGCTACGACGTGTTCGACCGTTACGAGGCGCAGTGGAAAGAGTACGCCGGCACCTACGTGCTGTCGGACCTCGAAGACGACCGCAACACCGGGGACGGGCAGGTGTTCGACCTCCGCAATGCGAAGTTGCAGAACCTGTACAACTCGCTGCGGAACAAGTTCAACACCGACCTCTTCGGGGATGGCACGAGCAACAACAGCAAGGTCTTCACCGGCTTGCAGGCGCTCGTGTCCACGACCCCCTCGACCGGCACCGTGCAGGCCGTGGACCGCTCGGCCAACTCGTTCGCTCGCAACCAGCAGACCTCGGGTGCGCAGACCACCAGCGCATTCGACAACCTGCGGGCGGCGATGCGCTCGATCTACAACCTGTCGTCCAACGGCATCTCCGGCGATCACCCGTCGTTCGCGGTGACCACCCGGACGGTGTACGAGGGCTTCGAGGGGTTGCTCCTGGCGAACGAGCGGTTCACCGAAAAGGGCAACGGGGAGGGCGCGTTTGAAACCCTCTCGTTCAAGGGGGCGGAGATCAGCTTTGACCTCGCATGCCCGTCGGGGAACCTCTACTTCCTCAATCCGAAGTTCCTGAAGCTGGTCTACAAGACCGGCTCCTGGATGAAGGCGCAGCCGCCGATGCGGCCCGCCAACCAGACGGCGGACGTCGTGATCATCCGCACGATGGGCAACCTGTTCGCCACCAACCCGCGCCGGCTCGGCGTGGTCTCGAGCATCACCTAACGAGACGAGCGGAATGCGGGGCCGACCCAATTCCGGGCGGCTCCGCAACCGACTAACGCAGACAAGGACACAGCTATATGCCTCAGATGTTTACCACGGCGGCGGAAGTCTTCGCCCCCGGTTACGACAACAACGCCACGCAGGTGATGCCCCTCGGTGCCCGCGCCTGGACCAACGACGGCCGCGTGTTCCGCTACGCCCAGGCCGGCGCGGCGGATCTCGTCGCCGGCAACCTGTTGCAGTCGGCCGCGCCGATTGCGAACCATCTCGCCCGCACGGCCCCGGTCGTCGCGGTGGGCGCGTTCTCGTTCTCGTTCACGCCCGGTGCCACGGCGGGTGCGGCCAACCTCTACTCGGAGGGGCTCCTCCAGGTGGATACGGGGGTCGCGGCGGAGAACGGCTACACCTACACCGTCTCGGGACACGCGGCGATCACGTCCTCGGTGGCGTTCACGCTCAATCTGGTGGATCCGATCCAGATTGCGCTGAGCGCGTCGAGCACGGTGGGCCTGGTTCACAACAAGTACAAGAACGTGATCCAGAACCCGACCACGCAGACCGCCTGCACGGCCGGCGTGGCGCACTACATCATCTCGACCACCAAGTACGGCTGGATCCAGACGTGGGGACCGTGCTCGGTGCTCATCAACGGCACGCCCGGCGTCGGGGTGGCGGTGGTGAACGGTGCGACGACCGCGGGCTCGGTGGACGTCGCGGCGGTCGCGGCCGAAGTCAACACTCGCTTCGTCGGTCGCATGATGCAGGTGGGCGTCTCTACTAAGAACAATTTTGTGGACCTTTTGATCGCTGCCTAGAAAACCGGCAATCAACACGGGCACAAATCAACGTTATTGGTAAAAACGCCATGACCGATACCCCGCCGCTCTCCGAGTCGGATGCGCGGCAACTCTCCCATCACATCGTCGAGCGCCTCCGGGCGCTCGGCGCTGAACCTTCACGCTTTGGGATCGCGCTGCGTGAGGACGGCTTTTCCTTCACGGCCGAAATCAATGGCCGGCAGGTGACGGTGCAGACCCCGCAAGGGGCCTTCACCTACGACGCCGTGGCGAAAGAACTGCTCATACGGGCGCTGGATCCCGCAGGGGATTGGGGCGACCGGATTTGGAAAATCGAGGCACCGACGGTGCCGGAGTTGCCGTACCTGCGGCACTGAGAGGAAGACATGGCCTACAAGAAACCCGAACCGAAACCGGATCCGAAGCCGGATCCGAAGCCGGCACACACACCCGCACCGGAGCCCGTCAAGGCTCGGCACACGCGGCCCACGGTGCTGGTGCATGCCGGCCACGAGGCGGACGGATCGATCCGCACGTCCCGCGTCGAGGTGGACACCAACGAGCACCACCCACGTGAGCGTGTGGCGCATGTCGGCGGGGTGCCGCTCGAGCACGTTGCGGACGCCGCCGATGGCGAGTTCATTTACAGCGCGGGTCGCGCACAGGAGCGGTAATGGCACGCACGGAAAAAGCACGCTCGATGGCGATTGATGACATCGCGGCCGGGTCGGCCATCACGACACGGGAACGGACGATCAACGGGGCGCTGCCGCCCGACTTCACGGCCGTCGGCAACGCCGAAAAGATCGCCGTGGGCAGCGCCTACGGATCCGAGCGCGTCATCGCCGGGTCGGGCCTGATGCTCGCGGAGCGGAGGTAAGCATGGCGAAGACGAACCCGCCCGAGGGCGCGAAGTGGTCGATGGTGCAGTTGCAGGCCATCGTCTCGCACGGCATGCCGCTCACCGAAGCCCGGATGCTGCTGGATGAAGGGTGGAGCCCCGAGGACGTGATCGCGCTGGCGGAGATGCAGGCGGAACAGCGGAAGCAGGCGGCGACCGACGCGCAGCAGGCGACCGCGAAGGCCATGCAGAAGGCCATGCGGCCCGAGAACGAGACGCACCCCGGCAAGTCGGCGCTGAGCTACCCGAAGGGGGACGTGGCGCAGCCGCGCCCGGTGCTGCCGTTTGAGCTGTGGTGGAACGCCTACCCGATGCACCAGTTCCCGGAGACGGAGCACTGGCGCGAACTGGAGCTCGCGGCCAAGTTGCAGCCGGGCGAGTTCACCGTGATCCGCAAGGACGGGTCGAAGATGACGATCTCGGTGGCGGCGACACGGAACGCCGACAACGCGATCACGCGGCTGGATGCGACCTTCCCGGAGATGCGCGAAGAGAAGGCGCTGACCCCGCCGAAGATGGTCAGCCTCTACCAGATGGTCCACGGCGGCACGGGCAAACCGCCGCGGCAGTTGTTCCTGGAGGGCATGAACGAGTTCTACACGATTGCCTTCGGGGATGCGGTGAGCGCGTAAGCCATGACGCTCGCTGAATTACAGGCCGGTGTTTATGAAGAGGCGTCGTACCAGACGACGCCGGCGGCGGCTGTGATCACGCGGGTCACGCGGTTCCTGAATGAAGGGATCCGTGTGGTCATGGGTGAGCCGGGCTTGTCGCGGCTGGCGGACAGCGACGATCCGTTGACGTTTGCCAGTGTGGCGAACCAGGTGCGCTACACCCTGCCGGAGTCGATGGCGCGGATCGTGTCCATGCGGGAGACCACGAACGACCGGACGTTGGACGCGATGGGGTTGCAGGACTACCGGCGGATCGCCCCGGATCCGGCGACCTCTACGGGGACGCCGGTCAAGTACGTGCCCATCGGGAAAGTGTCGGTCGCTACACAGCCGTCGAATGCCTCGGAGTTGTTCGTCAAGAGCACGGCGGCGGGCGACACCACGCAGACGGCGTTTCTCGAGGGGCTGATTACGGGTGGCTATCGGCGCACGGCCTCGGTCACGTTGACGGGCACCACGGCGGTCAGCCTCAACACGCTGATTACCACGTTCATCGAAGTCGAGGACTTCTATCTCTCCGCGACGGCGGTAGGCACGGTGACGCTCTTGGAGGATTCCGGGGCGGGCACCGAACTGGCGCGAATCACGATTGGCGCGAAGCGGCCCCGCTACTACGGGTTTTACCTGTGGCCGACGCCCGCGGCGGCGGTGACCTACTCCGTGGACTACCGGCGTGAACTAGTGGATCTCGTGAACGCGACGGATGAACCACCGTTGCCGACGGATTACCACCACATGATCGTGGCCTACGCGGTGGCGCGGGAGTTTGAGATCAAGAACGACGAAGAGCGTTCCAAGCAAGCGTTGGCGCGGTTCACGCTGGCGCTCTCGCGGCTGAAGTTCTCCACGCAAAGTCTGAGCGATGAACTGCCGGTGATGGGGCGGCCACGCCGGATCGGGATCTCGCGTCTCGGAGCCTGGTTCCCGGCGGATACCTGGAGGTAGCGATTGGCGGAAACACTCGCAGCGGGCGATCTCACGACGGCGTTTACGAAGTGGCTGGCGACGAAGAGCACGCCGAAGAACGAAATCATTCAGTCGTCGCTGAACACGAATTACGTGACGACCTACACCGACATCATGAAAAACCTGACGCGATTTCTCCACGACCGAGCATAACGAATGGCTGATACGACACTCGTCTGGGCGAAGAATCGCGGGCGGAACGGTTGGGATAATTTCCTCGACGTCGGGCAGGAGTTCTCCGTTACCAGCGTGAACGTGCATCTCCACGAAGGGGGCCTTGGTACCCGCCGTGGAGGGTTGACGGCGGTGACCACGGCGGGTGTCACGCAGCCGATCAACGCGCTGGCGGAGTTTGTGCCCGCACAGGATCTGACCGCCTCTGAATTGTTTTTGGTGGACAGTGCCGCGCCCGTTGGATTGTATCGCTGCGCGGCAGGCTCGACGTTCTCGGCGCTCACCGTGGGAGATGCGATCTCCAACGCCACGGAGATGTCGTTTGTCAGCATGAACGGGAAACTGTTCATCGCCTACAACTCGCCCGTCAATCGGACGCATGTCTATGAACCGGCGTTCTCCGCGACGGTGGTCCGGCGGCTGGGCATGGGCACGCCCGTAGCGCCGTCGGTGGCGAATACCGGCGCCGGTACCTATGCCGCAACCCCGCGCTTTTACAAGGTGCGTTTTCAAGAGTTTCGCGGCGGCATTCTGACGCGAGATGGGGAAGCCTCCCCGTCAACGGCATTCACGCCGTCCGGTGGTGGCACGGCCGCACGGATCTCGCGGCCAGCCCTGCTCAGTGAAGGGGAAACCCACTGGCAAGTCGAAGTGTCATTGGATGACATCACGTACTACATCCTCTCGGTGCAGACGACGGCGACCACGACCTACGACGACTCGGCGGTCACGACCACCTACGCGAATGGGACCGCCGCCCCGCTGAGTGGCGCACGGACGCCGTTCCCCTCGGTGAAGTGGCTGGCGACGGACGGATCGCATCTGCTTGGGTTTGGTGTGTGGGAAACGGCGGCGGGGGATTCGGTGACGCCACGGGCGGGTCGGGTCTACATCTCGCCCGCGTTGGGATCGGTGTCTGACGCCTACATGGACGACGAGCGGGTCATCAACAGCGCGACAAACTTTGCGTGGCTGGACCTGTCGCGCAACTCCAACGCGGCGGATCGGGGGATCACCCCGAAGCCTGTCAACGGGAATTTCTACGCGTTCCAGTCCAACGGCGTGTATGCGCTGATCCCGACCGACTCCGGGGTGCGTCCGTATCGGCGCGTGGTGCTGGACAGCACGATTGGCAATCTCGATGCGCGGGCGATTGTCTGCGGGCAGGACCGCCACGGTGCGCCATGCGCGTTCTTCCTCGATCCGGTGAAGGGTCCATACTGCGTCGGCGGGGCCGATGGGTTGAAGTGGATCGGGAAGGATGTCGCAGACATTTGGGAGACGATCAACATCGATGCGACCGGCGTGAAAGCGTGGGGGCTGTTTTACCCGGATCTGAATCAGGTGAAGTTCTGGATCTCCACCAGCAGCAGCAATAACGATCCCGATACCGTTCTTGTTGTGGA